TGTCCGCGTCCGTGCGGGTGCTGGAAGCATCCTGCTGCGCCTGCTGGGCGGCGAGGGAAGCCGCCGTGTTGGAAAGCCACTGCGCCTTGATGGTCTTGCCTGCCTCGATAGGAATCGCAATGCCCATCACCGGAATGTCGTACACAGTGGAAGCCTCAATGGGAGTCACGGACTCCACAGCGCCGATGTAACCCGCAAATAGCCGTAAATCCTCTCCGGATTCATCCTGGGCATGGATGGCATACGGCCAGCGGCCAATAGGAAGGGCGGGAAAGGTAAGCTCCAGGTAATTCTCCTGTTCGCCATGCTCGATTGTGATGGGCAGCTCTCCTTCCTCCGTTTTCACGGTGCCCGCAAAAGAAACGCCCGTTACCGGGAACGGAGATTGAGTCACGTCCTCACGCAAAAGCCAGCCTATGCGCTTGGCATAGCCGGCTGTCGTGGACAAATGGCGTGTAATCCCCAGAAAATTAAGCATGCCTCCTTCATGAGGCAAACCCGGAAAAATCTCAAGTTGCCGAGTGTCACTACTTTTTGCCGGACTTTACGGGAGGATCAAATGGCAGGGACGCCAAAAGAATCATAAAGTTCTCTCCTGCATCTACTTTCATCTTCTCTGGTGCATAGGCTCCATCCATCTTGTTGAGCTCGGCAATGGCTGCAATTTTCGATGGCATCTTGAATTTCATGCCATTTTCATCAATGGAAGACTCTTGGCAAAGCTCTGACGTGTTGTCAATATCACCGATGGGAGTTGTCACAACGCGGGAAAGCCATTCCATGCGTTCCTGCTTGGTCAGCACGGCGGATTTATTCAACTGGGCGTTCAATTCGTCAATCATTCGCACAATTTCAGCATCTTTGGACAAACGGGAAGCCGCCTTACTTGCCGCCTCATTGCTCATGTCCTTGCGTTTGTAAGCCTTACGGTATGCGTCCGCCTTGGACAATTTTCCATCAACCAGGAGCCTTGCAAACTCCTTCTTCTTCTCCGTCGTCCTGGATTTGTTACCCTCTCTCTTCATACCAATATTTTACCCTCCTGTTTTTCGGCGTGTCGAGTTGCCGAGTGTCAACGTTTCTTGCCGATAGCATCAACCTGCTGACTTTGAATCCTCAACTCCATCCAAAAAATCACGCCCCTGCTTGCTCAAATAATGCACACAGGGACGTGACCCGGTTTTGACCACGTCGCCAGTCCTTGCCAGGTAATCCAGCCTGTGGGACACGTTACTGGGGTCCAGATGGCACCTGTCAGCAATCTCCCGTGACGTTCTTCCCGGATGATCTCGGACCTCCATCAGGATAAGCAGTTGCGACGGCCGCACCCTCTGGCGGACAATGTTCCGCAACAGGTCTTTTCTGACTGACGACTCGTTCATTCTCCCTCCCTTCTCATGTAGCGTTCAAAGCAGTAGTCCGGCGCGTCCTCGACCCTGCATACCACGTTTTCGCCCCGGTACAGGCGGGAGGCGATACGGGCATCCAAATGTTCCCCGATATGTTTCGGCAGCAGGTTGGAGGTGAGCATCGTCCATTTCCCGAGCCGTCCGTCAACAACACGGTTCAGCGCGGACAGAATGGAAGGCGTGGTGTTCTCAGCTCCGATGTCGTCCAGAATCAGCACGTACACCTCTTTGACCAGATACTCCACGAATGCCCAGTCCCCGGAACGAAGCATGGAAACCACCTTTTGCCACTTCCAAAGCTGGATTGGAATCGTGGGGCGCTCTTTGACCAATGCAGTCCTCACGGACTCCGCCAGATGCGTCTTGCCCACCCCGGAAGCCCCCAACAGGGAAAGCCAGCGGCGCGGACGAACCTTGTTCACCACGTCGTTGATGAACCACTGTGCCTCGCGGTGCATGGCTTGAACCTCTGGGTGCACTCGCTCGTCAAAGCCGCCCATATCGTACCGTACAGGCTTGTAATTGCGGACAATCCCGTTTTGAGATGGCGCAAGGGCAACTTGCCCAGCCAAGTGTTGAATATCATCCATCATTCGTATCTCCTTCCTGCGTTGGCGTCCTTCCGTCCAGATGGACCTTGTTGCCGCCCATGCTGCACATTATTGGTTGCCCAGGAGCGGGCATACTTGCGGGCCGCCGGCTTCCAATCGGCAAGAGGAATCCCCTTGCTGTCCCGCCAGCCACGGGCGCTGAAATCATCAAAAAACGACTCTGCGCACCGTTTCAGTTCGTCTCCCTTGGGAGTCATAAGCTGGGCCGCCATGAAAAGCCGCACTTCCTCCGCACTCCGTGGGAACTGTTCTACACCCCTGTTTACAGAGCACGGCTCCGACTCCGTATACGTCTTCGTCTCCGTCTCCGTATAAGCGGTGGATTTCCGTGACTCACCGTTATTCACCGTGGATTCCCGTGAACTACCGTGACTCACTGTATTACACGGTGAATCACCGTCAGGAAGCGGGAACTTGGGCTTACTCTGTCTGCGCTGCCCGAAATTGATGATCTGCACATAATCCTTGCCCCCGACACAGTATGCCCTTACAAGCCCGGCTTCCTCCGTTTCATGGAGGCAGTCTTGAATGTCCTGGTTACTGACTTTGTCAAGGTGCAGGGGAAATAAGCGAGTCCTCAATACCGTTGGTCGAGCGTCAAACAGGCCGTAGTCATCCGCCACCAGCAAAAGCCGATGGAAGAAACACTCGGTTCGCCACGACAAAGCCGCTACCTTTTCCGAATCGAGAAACCCTTCTCGTATCATGCGTGATGTTGCCATATCAAAAAAGCGTCAGTTGGGGGTTGTAGTTGAGCCACAGGCATTCAATCTTCTTGCCGCCCTGTGTGTCGTGGGAGACCTTGCATTCTTTCCGCCAGCCGTCCAGATAGGCGGAATAAAGCTCGGAATCGTAGCCGGATAGGACAACCTTGCCTTTCAAGGTCTGGAGGAAAACAAGAAGCCGTTCATGGTCCTCTTGGTCGTACTCATGCGCGTACCTCACGCGGTTGCCGAGGGTAGATTGCACATAGGGAGGATCCACGTAATGCAGTGTATCCGGCGTATCGTACCGGGACATGACCTGCAGAGCATCCATGTTGTTGATCTCGATATTCCGGTTCCGGAGTTCGGCCGCACATTCTCGCACTACGGCCGGATATTCCCGCCATGTCTGCGGGTAGGGTGTTGTTCTCAATAGACCATTACGTTTGAACCCCGGCTTGTGAATACCTCCGCCGTAGGACATCATGGAGTTGACGGCAAAGCGGAGAGCATCTTCGACTGGATCTTCCGCGATTTCAAATGACCTGGCATAGGCTTCTTGTGCGTATGGCGTCAATTCCAACAGACTGGCCAGCCGCGCGGATTTTTCCGTATCGCGCAAAACCTCGAAGAAGTTCACCACCCGGTCATAAAGGTCGTTATAGACCTCCATCCATGCAGGCTGCTTGTTAAGCAACACAGCCCCGGAACCTCCGAACGGTTCAACATAGATTTTGTGAGGCGGGAAAAAGCTGATAATCCAGGGGGCGATTCTGTTCTTGCCTCCAAGGTATCGGGCCAGAGCCCTTTTCCGTGGTGCTCTAGTGTTCATAATACAGCCACCTTTCCATGCCCCTGATTCTGCAATGTGTACAACAGGGGCGCTTCTTGGTTATCCCACGCCACAAGGCAACTCGGAGCGTTGGGCTGGTTGCCGGGCGTTTCTCCGTCCGGGCGGCAAAAGCGGATGCGGCCTTTCCAGAGGAACAGATACCGGGCACGGTGCAACACACACCGCTGAAACCAGCGCGTGTCCGACCTCATGAAAATGAGCGCCAGCCCTCCGCCCTGGTGCATACTCATGCGCTCCATGAACGCTTCTGCTTCATTCCCATAAGGAGGGTTAAGCCATACGCGCCCCTCCCATGGCATCAGAAGGCCGTTATCCTCCACGGTGTAGTTAACACGGGCACAATCCCACGGGCGCACAGTAGCGGCGCAGGGGTCCACATCAAAATGCCCCAGCAGATCCAATACGTAGCGCGGAGTGAGCCAGACGTTCGTGGTTTTCTCGGTTTTTGGAGTGTTAAACGTGTTCATTCTCCCTCCTTTCTCGGCTCCCAGTTATTGGGAATTTCGTCGTCAATACCTGTGCAACAAAAACAAGGGGAACCAGATTTCATGTCGCGATGAAGGTGCATGCAATTTTTGCAATTTCGCTCCTTTAAAGACATCCACGCCCTGCACGCGGCCCGCTTCCGCCATGTGTCGCGGATAAGTGCATTTAATCCGCACATGTTGCGTTGCATATGCCAAAAGGAAAGCCCCATATCGGGCACATCCGCGAAATACTTTTTGCTTCTGTGGGCTTTAAGCCAGCCGCGGGAGCGCCCATACTCAAACCAGGCTTTCTGCTCAGGCGTCATTTTCTTCCTCCTTGGTAGGGGTCCAATCACGACAGCAGTTTTTTAGATCGCTTATGATTCCGTGGGTGTAGCAAAAATAATCACCTTCGTTCATTTCACAGTTTGCACACGATTTTTTGAATGGGAACCTCCTTTCAAACACAATTTTTACCTGCCCTGCCTTCGCCAAGTCATGCACACGGTCAATCCCCGCACAATCCAGCGTCCTGTCGTCAATCCCCATGGCCTTGCAGGCTCCGTCCAGGTACGCTTTGCAGCGGGCAAGGCAGTTGTCCGCGTCCGGCTTGTTGCCCTTGAAGTACCAGATCACCCGGTAATGCGTCGGCTGCATCTTGTGGCCCTTCAGGGCTTCCTGCGTCACGGCACCGGCCATTGTTCGGGCGCGGCGCTTGGCAGACGTCTTCTTGTAGCCGGCCACAATGGCCCCCCTCTGCGTGAGAGGGGCCTTGGCGTTGGGCGACAGGCAGCGCGGCGTATGGGGCAAGGTAATGGTCAGCGTGGTCATCATGCCGCACCTCCCCCTATCTCCTTCACGGAGCCATCAGAGACTTTCACTTCTGCGCACCCTGCAAGCGTCTTCCGCAGCCAATCCTTGGACTCGGCTACCTTGGCGCCAGCATCCGCGGCCTTCCGCACGGAATGCACCAGCTTATCCAGGTCGGTAATCCCCACCTTGCAGCAGGACGTGAACGCCGGTGCCGTGATGCCATCGGGGAACAAACCGTTGAGGATTTGAAAGGCCGCCGCGGCATCCGTGATCGTAAACGCCTTCTTGCCGGGGGCCAGAACCAGCCCGGGAATATCCACTTCGGCTTTCAGATCCGCCTTCACTTTACCTTCCACGGAAGCCGCCCACTTCTTCGCCAGCTTGGCGAGGTCATAAGCTTCCCGACGCTTTTCGGGGGTCCACTGCTCCCAGGCAGCCGTTAAATCCCCGGACGTGACGTTCACCAGGGCCAGAGACACTGCCGGGCAGGAAGACTGGGCCCGGCAATACCGGCAAGCCTTCTCGCTGGGTTTCAGCGGAGCGTGTTCGTCCTGCGCCAGCTTGATGCAGGTTTGGAAAAACGCCCGTGCCTGCTCCACGCTCTCGCGAGTGTACCGGCACACGGCAGGTTCCTTCCGGCTCGCATAAGGCTGCAAAATGCAAACAAACACCTCATCTATCATTTCAAATTCAGGCAACCTGTAGCCACACTTGGAATCTGCCACCAGCACGGCCAGGGCGCTCAACTGCAAATTGCACTCGGCAGCCGCCACCGGCAGG